GGGGATTTTTTCTCATTATTATCAATTGAAAAACCAAAAAGTTTTGCCATTTTATAAAATTAAACTATTGTTATGCACTATTTAGTTAATATCTTCACCACCAGCTGCTGGAGAGTCTCCTTTAATTGCTTCCCACCAAAGAACTTGCATTTCTACAGTAAATTCTTGAATAGTACTAGTACCATAATCTAAAGGAATTTGACTGATTGAAGTTGGGAAGAGATCGTACATGTGATACGCTCTTAATGTAGAACCATCACGATCTAATTGATAGACAAATGCATCTGCTTGATAAGCTGCTGGATCAGTATTTCCAGTGTTGTCGGATAATCTATTGATTTTGTTCATCCAATTTTCAAAAGCAGAACGAATTGAAAAATCAGTATCGTTGATAACTGTAATTGTCCAACTATCGAATGTTCTGTCTCCAGCAACTTTCAAAACTCTTCCTCTAAATGCTACATCTAGTGGAGCAATATTTGATGCTGGAAGAGCAGCAGTTTTAACTAAAAATCTTGACTTATCAAGAACATTAGTATCTGCCTGAGCAATATTTGGGAGAGATAAAACAACTTCAAAAAGATTACTTCTAGCACCGCCGCCAGTTAATTTACTTTTGAAGTCTGTAATCTTCCTCAAAGGAGGTGGATTTAATTGATTTCTGGTTGCCATAGTTTTGTACCTCTAGGTTAATTAAAAGTTACCGACTACTTCTTCAAAATCAACACCAGTTTTGGTGGCGACAAAGTTTAGACCAATGAAGTTGATTGATCTTGCTGGTTTAATATAAATGTCTGCAATAAATTCATTATTATCAATCACTGCGGCAGTATTATTTGTTTCATCGCAAACTACTAAGTAATCAAAAATTCCTCTCTTTGCCTGAACATCACGAAGGAAAGGTTCAATAGTATTTACAAAGTTTGTTCTAGTGAGAGAATCATTAAACTCAAAAAGTTGATCTTTTGCTGCTTGTGAAATTGCATCCTCAAGATAGATGAATAATCTACGAACATTAATTCTATCGAATGCAGATGCCTTAGCATATCCAGTTTTATCACCAAAAAGAATAATACCAGCACCTGGAGAGAATATTACAGAATTAATTCTCTCAGAATAGAGACGATCTCTTTGTGATTTTGATGGATTATATGCCAATTTGACCGCATTTAGAATTGACCCTCTAGCAGTTCCTGCTGGAGAATACCATGGGAAATTGTTGATATCATTGCGAGCACATATTCCAGCAATATCCCCATTTAATGGAACATATCTAAATGTATCAGAAAATCTATCATACATGTACTTATAACCACTATCAAAAATGGCATAAGTTGATGACGTAATTGGTGAATAGAATTGAAGTACTTTATCTGTAATATCTGAAGCAGATCTTACTGTTACTGCAGTTTGATCTGCAGTATCTGTTAATGCAGCACCTCTATATGGTGAGATGAACGCAATCGCATCTTTTCTTAATTCTGCAACAGAAATGACTTTTTCTGCAAGTGCCTGAGCACTTTCCATGGTATAATTTGCAGATCCCATTAACAGGAAGTCTACTTTGAAATTATCAGTATTTTCAAATAGATCATATCCGGAAGAAATATCCGATATTGTTGCAGTTAGTGCCCCACTTGTAGTGATTCCTGCTTGTCCGTTATAGTTTAAACCTCCACCAAGAGTGAAAATCCTAGATCCAGTACCACCAAAAATTGCTCCATCTGCTTCTTGATCCCAAGCAAAATCTGTTTGTGGAACAAATCCGGAACTAAATCCTGCTGAAGTAATTCCTGAAGGAGCAGTACCACCAAAAATAAACGTAGAACTATTTGCTAGGTACTTTCTCCCATAAGAAGGACTACCTACAGAGTATTCTGCATCAGATGCCTTGGAAATATTTAAGTGCTTTTCAAGAATTGTTCCTGCGTTTCCAGTAACAGTTCCCTTATCATCAATTACGACAATATGGAATTCGTCGAATCTTGCTCCTCGTGCCTTTGCATAATCTGAAGTAAACGGGCGATCAGCAACACTATTCCAAGGAATAGTTGAATCTGTAAGTGTAATTGACTGCTGATCAAACCAATCTAATTGTGTAGTTGGAGTAGGCGACACTACGTTTGTCCCTGCACTTTGTCCAGAAGTTACGATTCCAATTTGTCCAGTAGCAGAAAATGAATAAATTCCTGCAGGTTGATAATCTACAACGGTTTCAGTTCCTGCAGCAGACACATGACTAACAACTTTTACTGAAAGTGTTCCTGCACCAATTTCAGTAATAATTCCTTTTAAATAACCATCAAGAGATGATGTACTTCCAGCACCTGCTTTGACTTTTCCTACAACAGAGTGAGTAACTCCATGACCAACAACAACACTTGCTTTACAGCCCTCACGAATCTGATCAGCCTAGTCATCAATCATTTCAACCTTGATTCCATTTGGTCATGAGCCAGGATTTC